TCATATGATATAGACATGCCTAAACCGCGAGTGAGAGACCGGTTGGTCGCATGTATCATAGCAGAATTAAGGCGAAGAAAAAGACAATGTAATATCTCCCGCCGAGCAAGGCCGAAGCCCCGAGCGAAAGATAGAAACCTACCGCGGAGAGAGTCAGACTCTCCACGCATGCCAAGCCCTAACGCTGTTGAACGGACCACGGGGATTAATCGTGCTCCGCCTCCAAATGACCGAAACCACGTGGAGTTCAGAGAGAAGAACTTATGATGCACCATCGTCTTTCCTAGAGAAAGCGTAAGGCCAGACCTTCCGACTTGACTCATCCAACGATCACCCTCTTCCTTACTTGCGCGGAAGACGATGTCGTCGCCATTAATAAGAAGGGGAACCTTCCTAGGAACAGCATACTTAAATGCGAGAAAATTGACAATGCATAAAAGTGGGAATGAGAGCAAGTTACCCATCAACTGACCCCTCTCTTGACGGACAACCCCCAATGGACCCTCAATATCCATTGCAAGAGTAGACTCAGCCATCACGCGAATCCCATCAGGGATCACGGTGGATGAGTTCAGGATGTGAGAGAGAATCCTCTTCTGCACAGGGCCTGACAAATTATCCGTAGCACTCTCGTAGTCACCACTATAAAATAATTCCCCAGGGGAGGAGGAGAACCCGCGAAGTTTTGACGGCTTCACGTCACCGCGGAGGAGCCACGGGAATCTTGACAGATGGTCGTAAATGGCAGAATGAAGGGGGTGCAAGAGATTCATATTAGATTGAGGGATACTAATAATCCTCTTCTTACCACCCGTATCAACTGAGCAAAGCCTAGACTTCGATACCGGTAAAGGTACCGGCGAGGATAGAGCAAAAAGAACGGCGTCAAACCGATCCAACCACTCCCCTCGCACACTCATGCCACGACAACCTCCGTCCTTCCTGCTCATCTCATAGCTAGACGAGCAGGATGGTGAAAAACGGAGAACCGAATCTACATAGTGTCTATCCCATCCCACACGAAACATCCTCACCATTTCTCGATCGACAAATTCGAGAAAGAGTGGATCAGGATCGGGAGAAGGAGTAGACATCTTGACCATGTAGGATTCAAGAGAAGGTTCCGGAGAAGGTAAAACCTTACGGAATAAAAAGAGGGACGCAGA